GTAGTCGAGATACGTATCGACCTGAAAGGTCGAATCCGCCCAGAGGATCACCGTCGGCGCGTTGTAGACGATGGTGTTCCAAGCACGCCCGCCAGAGAACCACGGCGGCGTCGTGCTGCCGTTGTAGAGGATGCCGGCCACTGAAGGCGAGATGCAGGTGTTATTGAACGCCCAGTCCGCGTCCGAGGCATTCACCGCGTCCAGCCCGCCAAATTCGATGCAGGCGGGACCGCCCGAGATGATGTTCTGGTAGATCCGGGCCGCATTGGAAATGTAGACGAAGATGCAGCCGGAGTTGGCGGCGAGGCAGCTCGTGATCAGGTTGTAGCGGAAGATGACGCCGGTCTGCGCAAAGGTCGTCTCGCCCTTGATGTAGATCGAGACGCCAGACCCGTAGAACAGATTGTGCTCGATGATCGGGTCGGCCGCCGAGTAGAGCATGATGCCCGCGCCGTTGTGGTTCCCGGAGGCGCACTGAAATCCAAAGATGACATTGTTGCGCACGACACAGGACGTGCAGTTTTCCAGCTCGATCCCTGGGTAGTTGTCTTCCTGCTCCTGCTGCGCCCCGCCATCAAGGATGAGCCCTTCGAGCCAGGAGCCGGTCGTGTTGTTGAGCACGACCGGGCCGGTATCCGGCTTGACGTTCACCCAAGTTGAGTTCGCACTCGTATCCGCGGTGTTGCCGCCAGCCGCGTCGGACACCATCGTCCAGGAGTAGCCCAGCGTGACATCCGCATACCACTTGATGTAGTCCTTGCCGTCGGCCCCAATGGCCGGGCCACGGGCCACGGGCGCCTCAATCGTGCAGGTGCCCACGCACGTGAACGTGATGTAGTTCCCGGCAGTGCCGGTGCCCGCAGGATTGTAGAGTGGAGTCGAGTTGACGCCTGTCGTCGCGTCGGAATGGTAGGTGCCACCGGTCACGAGCACCGTATCGCCCGCCTTGGCGGCTTCGGTGGCATCGGGCGCACTGCGGGAGGCATTCCCCCAAACCGCGCGACCCAGCGTATCCCAGCAGACCGTCGTCCCGTTGTTGGCCGCGTAACTTGTGGTGTCGTCGCCACTCGCTGCGGGATTCACGCACTTGTTCGCAGCATCGGCGCTCCCGGCGAGCCCGAGCAAGATCACGAGCGTGATCAGACTTCGCCTTACCACTGTGGACCGACCCCCATCAGCAGCAATTGCTTGATGACGCCACCAGCCGCCGCCACCTGGCGAATCGCGAGATGCACCGCCGCGACGTCATCCGGTGCCGCCTCCGTCCACCCGACAGACCGCGCGCCCTGTCCAGCCGTCGTTTCGCGCACCACCGATGCCGTTTGTCCACCGATGTCAATCTCTTGCCCGAGCGTGGACGCCGCCCCGACGGTGGGTGGAGCGTTGCCTATGCCGGAAGCAATGCCCGCGAACCGCACACTATTGGTACCGGGTGATCCGTCATCTACTGACTGTTCCGCCAGTGATTGATCCTCCTGCAAGAGCACGATGCCGTTGGTTTCGGTATCGCCGCCGGCAGTCACCGTGCAGGCGACGGCGTACATCACGTCGGCGTTGTTGGTCCGGTTGATCACGACCGCAGCCGGATCTGTGGCGGGGACATTCGACCCGAGAAAATAGGCTTTAAGATGGAGTGCTTCGCCGTTGATGTCCACCGCAGCCCCGCCCGTGAGTGGGGGAATGGTCGTGCCGTCATAGGTCACCGTGCCCGCGAGATCCGTGCTATTGGTCAAGACCATCGTCCAGATGATGAGGCCCCGCGGGGCCCCCACGGGATCATGGTTCCAGGTGAACGAGGCTTCACTCGCTGACCCGGTGCCGCCGGTGTGCGACTCCGTGCAGGCATCGAACACGACTTGCGCCTGGGCCATTGAGGCCGTGCCCACAAGGGCCACAGTGAGACAGATTCGACCGATCCAGCCACGCATCATGGACCTACCTGAAATACAAATTCGCTTTGATTTCATTGGCCCCTACTTCCGCGACATCGGTATCCGCCGCGCCCTTCACGAATGTACAGGTGAAGGCCGTCGAAAACGTCACTCCGCCCGGAGGAATGGGAATGTTGAATCCGGCGCCGATGGTCTGGGCCGGAATGGCGGCGGCGAAAAAGACCGCGCTCGTGCCTGGTGTCGTGTTGGCCGCCGTCAAGTTGTAGCATTTCAAGTAGCTCACCGTCGCCGCCGTGTTCGTTACCAGTCCGCCGGTGAACACGCCCGCGGTGGCTTTGATTTCCCATTCATCCTCGGTGGTACCAGCACTCGTGCGATAGAGCGTAGTGGAGGCCGCAACTGCGGTGGCCACGTTGCCGGTGTTGGTGTTCGTCGTGCCGATCAGCCCTTCGACGCCGTCCAGGTAGCCAAGCTCAGTGGTCTGATTCGCCGCCGTTGGCCAGCCCGTTGGGATCGTGTTGTCGTTCGCGAGTGTCACGCGTTGCGACCCGGTGCCCGTCGCGCCGTTCCCCATCAGCACGGTCACGCCGTTGATCTGGGCCACATTGAACGGCTCATTGTCTGGAAACCCCGTGATGCTGTCGACGATCACGTTGAAGACGCCGGACCCGTCGCCCACCACGAGGGGTGTCGTCGCCGTGCCGTACTGCAGCGAGCCGTCCTCGCTTACGAGCATCATGTACTGCACGCCCTTGATGCTGGCCGCAATTGGGACGGCCTCGCCTTCGGTGTCGACGTTGGTGATCGTGGGTAAGGCCGCGCCATCGAAGTCGCTGTAGACGGCGACGTTACCCGGAGCCCCGGTGCCGATGGCCGTGCCAACCGTCCAGTCTGCCCCCAAGCTCAGGAAGCTGGTGCCGTCCGTCAGACGCACGGTGAGGTATTCGTCGGCCGTCTCGGCGCCCGTGTCATCCAACACGCTCAGGGAAGCCGCGATAGCCGCCAGGTTGCCCGTGTCCGCGTCAATCGTGGTCAAGAGCGCCACAGCGGGATCGTCGCTCGCCAGCGTCGTGCGCTGAGCCGCCGCGGCCGTGCCGGCGCCGAACACCATATTGTCGATAATCTGGAGCGAGCTCAGGGCCGCCCCGTCGACCTGAACGGCGAAAGTGCCCGCATTGGTCACGGGCCCCGCAATCGTGAGTTGGTTACTGGCGTTGACATTCGCGCCGCGCTCGTTCCCGGCGGCATCCCGGATCGTGCTGTAGGGCACGCGGTTCGCGGACATGCGCGCCAATCCGACGTCACCCTCATCCACGCTATCTGGCGCCACATCGTCGAAGAGGAAGCCCGCCGGCGCCACAGAGTCGGTGGCAATCGCGAAGGCGCCGTCGTCGACCCCGCTGGCGCCTGAACCCGTGCAGTTCGAGCAACTGATCGATCCGTCAACGGTGATCGCCCCGCCGTTATCGTCGATGCTGATGACGCCCGTGCTGTCTGTCGCTAGGGTCACGCGCACGGCCGCCGCTTCGGTGCCAGGGCCGAAGACGATATTGTCGATGATCGCCAGACTCGTGTTGGTCGTGCCGAGTAAGGTTTCGAGTCCATCAACGCGCCCGTCAATTGTCGTCAGGCTGCTGTTCGTGGTGCCGATGATCGTTTCGACTGTATCCACGGATGCCGCAATCGCGCTGAGCGACGTCACGGCTGGATCGTCGCTCGCCAGCGTCATCCGGGGCGTCGTCGCCGCCACCGCGCCGACACCCGCCGTGATCGCCGTGCCACCGATCTCGAGATTCACGTTCCCGATGTCGGCCGCCCCTGCGGTTAGGGTCACGTCGCCGATGTCCACGCCGCTGTTGGCACCGAGCGTGCCGATCGATGCCGCGCCGGCGCCGAGCTCGACGAGCAGTTCATTGTTCGCCGTGACGATCGCGCCGCGCTCGTTGCCGGCGCCGTCACGAATCTGCGAATACATATTGCGATTGCCAGACACGCGTGGCAGCACGATCCGGTCTTCGGTCGCGGCCGTCGGCGCGACGTCGTCGAAGTAGAACCCAGCCGGCGCGACTGAATCCGTACCGAGGGCGAAGGTGGAGCCCTCCACATCGCTGGCGCCTGACCCCGTGCAGTTTGAACACGACACGGCGATCCCGTCTGCGATGTCATCCAGCACGGCATTGTCAACGGCAGACAGATTGGCCGTCACCGTACCCGTGACCGTTACGGTTGGCATGGTGAGGACATCGACCTGGAGTTCAGTGCCGGCGACGGTATTGTCAAGAGCCGCCAGTGACGCGGCGATGGCATCCAAGTTCCCGCCGGACTCCAACGCCAACAGCGACGTGTTCAGGTTCGTGCCCGCGTTCGCGGTGAGACTGCCGCTCGTGACCGTGACGTCATTATTCGCGCCCAAGTTCACCAGCAGGCCATCTAGGACGGTGCCCTGAATCGGCAGCAACGTGTTCGCCGCGCCTTCCATCATCGCTGCCACGCCAGTAATCGACGCGTCGGTCGCGCTCTCGGTATACTCCGTGCCCGCGCTGCCCGTTCCGCCCAGCGTCGTCAAGGGCGGCAACGACCCGCGCGTCAACGTCACCACGGGCGTCCCGGCCGACAGGGCGGAGGCGCGGATGCGCAGGTTTGTGATGCCAAGGTTCGTCGTCGAGAAGTTGCCGGCAGCGCTGATGCTGGTCACCAGCGCGGACGGTCCGCTCTCGTCGACGGCGTTCAGGGCATACCATGTCGTTCCGGTGTTTTTCGAGCCCTCGATTTGCAGCGTGTACGTGCCACTGCCTTCGACGTTGATCCCGATCGCAAGGACGCCGATGGTGGAGACCTCAAGGCAGTTGGCCGTCAGGCAACTCGCGCTTGAGGATGTAATCGTCTTTGGCGAGCCGGTCAACACCTGCGCCTGTGCCGGCCACGCGCCGACGACGCACAACGCGATCAGCAAGAAACAGGTTCGGATTCGGGTCATCATCGCTCGCTCCTCAATTTCAACCTATGGTCAATTCCCTACTCGACAACGCACGATCGTCAGATCAATCATTCCCAACACCCCCAACGACCCTACGATCCGGGCCGTGTCAACTTGAGTCCCGCCGGGGCAGTCGTGGGCGGGCTCAGCCGCGAAAAAGGGGCGACTGGCGACTCCGGACCTCGGCCGACCATGTTCGTGAACTGGAGCGTGGCTTCATACGGCCCAATCGGCAGGCCGAGTAATGGACCGCCTGTGGCATCGGTCCACTGACAGACGCGACCCGCGACGGCGGGATCGTCCCAGGTCACCCGCGTCGGATTGATGGTGCTGGCCGTCGGCGGGGGCGGCAACTGGTTGCAGTTGACCGCGGCGGGTGAAAACTCCGCTTCCGTGATCGGGGTGGCCCCGACGGCATGGGGCAGCGTGTAGATGTTGAGATGCTGCGCGAAGGCGATCGATGGCATCAGGACGAGAAGAAACAGCACCGGCAGCGTCTTCAACCACGCGCGCAGGTCCGTGGCTTCCTGCTCGAGCAGCTTGGCGTCGGTCAGAAACTTCTCGATGAGTTCGCCATCGCTCGGCAGCGATCCGTCTGGCGCCGTCGGGTTGGCCGCGCGTGCGGCGTCGCGGGCGACGCGCGCCGCGGTCATCGCCTGAACGGCGATGCCGATGATGGAGTTGATGGTGGTGACGTTGACATTCATGAACGGTTCTCCTAGAAGGCTGAAATCACGAACAGCAGGCTGGTGACGCTGCCGAGCAGCGAGACGATTTGTTGGCGCCCGGCCTCGGCGCTGGGCGACACGGTGGCTTGGGTCAGCGAGGCTTGAATGGACACGATCAAGGCGCGCGCCTTGTCCATCCCGATCTGCTTGTCGGCCGCGGTCGTGGCGGCGTCGACGGCCTGCAGCGCGACGGCGAGCTGCTCGGACACCTTGGCGGCTTGCTGGATGTGGCCGACGACCTTGTCCATGTCCCCCGGCGGCACGCAGGGTGGCGCGACGCCAGGCTGACAGGTCGCTTGCTTGAGCGCCGGCAGCGTGGCACGCAAGGCGGCGATCACCTGAGACCCGCGAATCGCCACCGAGGCTTCGGGACTCGTGTTTGGCGGCAACTTGGCACAGGCGGCCGCCGCGGCGATGAGGGTGACAACGATCAATGTTCGTAATCTCATGTCGACGTTCTCCTTTGGTTACAACTTGCGTGTGAAAGCGGCGTCCTGTGCCTCGCGCGCCTTGTTCGAATCCTCGAGCGGCTTGGCGCCGGCGCGCCACCATTCGACAACTCCAGAGGCGACGAGTGCCTGGACGACGGCCTGCAGGGCCAGCTCCCAGCGATCGCCGGCAATCCAGTGCAGGATGTCATGCGAAAACAACGTGAGCCCCATCGACACCAGGACGACATAGAGCGCCACCGGGGCGCGCTGCAGGAAGGGCACGCTCGAGAACCAGGTCTTCAGGCCCTGGACGATGACAATCGTCAGCGCGACGATGCCGGCGATGGATTTCAGGTCGATATAGAAAGTCGTCGGGTCCATAGCTATCGCGTCCTCCCGAGAAAGAGCCGGCCGCGTCGCAGGTCGACCGGCACGCGCTGGCCCTGGGTGAACTGGAACGGCACGCGCTCGAGCGTGCCCGGGTGGATGACGTCGCCCTCGAAGCCGTTGACGGCGAAGAGGTCCAGGTGGCACGGCTCGTCGACGTAGACCAGGCAGGCGATGCGTCCATCTGGTGCCTTGACGTGGTCACACCGGAAGTTGCCGGGCGGCGCCGCGAGGATTCGCTCCGGACTCGACGCGCGCCCTTCCCCGCCGTGAAACGCCCGCCACGACTGGATGTCCGCCGGCAGCATGGCGGCGAGCTTCGGCCCTTGCGCCAACGCGGGATACCGATCGAACGGCTCGTCGCTGATGACACCCGGTGAACTCATGTGCACATAGAGCTGCTTCGTCAGGTAGTGCACAAGCGCCAGCGTGCCCGTGACTTCGAGGTCGAGCCATTCCTCGGGGTGGTTGGTCGCGGACACGTGCGGCCCGCCGCCTGGCGGCTCCGAGGACACCAGGAACGGCAAGAGCTTGCCGTCCCAATACGAGGCGGTGAAGCACCGCTCGATCGCGTGGCGGAACGGCATCCGCGAGAGGTGGTAGTCGATCACCGTCGACGGGGTCCGCGCGTAGCGATTCAGTTCGCCCTCGTCGGCGCACGACGTCAGCGAGGCGATCGGCACCGGCAGGACCTCGAGGAACGCGGCCAGGGCCGTCGCCAGGCGATCCGGATCGGGCTCGCCGATCTGCCACGCCTCATTGCCGCCGTCGACGCCGATCACCAGCCGCTCGATGCCGCCTTCCTCCCCGAGGGTGAGCCCGAGGTTGCGCATGAAAAAGCGCCGCTGGCCATCGCCCTGGTAATGGCGCATGGCATCGCCCTGGGAGACGAGCCACCGCAAGCCGCGCGTGACGAGCTCGCGCGCGAAGAAGTGCACTGCCTGCCAGTAGCCCGGCATCTCCGGATGGATCTCGCCGGTGCGCTCGGCCCACCATGGACCGTCGAGGATCGTCCACGTGCGGACAAACTGACACCCGGCGGCCGAGATCGTGTCAAGGTGCGCGCGCACCGCATCGGGATAGCGATAAAAGCGAGACAGCAGATCGCCCGCGTGGCAGCCGGTGAAGATCCGCCGGCCGAGATCGTCAGCCAGGCCGCCGCGGCCGCCATCGACGAGGCGCAGCACGCCGCGGATCGGCAGGCCGACGGGTGTCGGCGCCGGCGCCGGCTGGTTCGCGGCATCGCGCACACGCTTCTGCGCTTCTATGCGGCGGAAGATTTCGTCCTTGATGGCCTGATGCTTCGCCAGCGGATCGTTCTCGGGCCCCATCGTCTGCCACAGCTCGACGTAGACGCCATCTACCCACACCGCGGCGGCGAGCGGATCGAAGTCCTCATGGAGGAAGTGCGGGTAGATGCCGCCGTGCGGATAGGACGGGTCCCCGAGCCAGTTCCGGACGTCGAGCAGGAGGTCATGGGGCGGCGCGTTGAAGGACATCGGGGTCTCCTTAGAAATTCAGCGCGTCGACAAACGCGCGGACCGCGGGTTTCCATCGGCCCGTGTGATCACGGGCGCCGAAGTGCGAGTCGGTGCTCCGGTCCTCGGCGGCGCCATCGTTGATCTGAAACATCACCACGACCTCGATGTCCTGCCCCGACCAAAAGCGGCGCTCCCAGGCCATGTTGTCGGCGGTCTCCTGCTCGTCCCATTCGAGTTGGTGGTACCCGATCTCGGTGACGGCGAGCGGGCGGCCCTGGCCGACGATCGACCGGAGCTTGGCGACTTCTTCCTCGCGCGTGCGGCCGTCGTGCCCGATCGTCGGCGAGTGTCCGTGCGGGTACCAGTGGAAGCTGCACCCGACGTGGAGCGGGATCGCCGACCACGGGATCGACTGCAGGAAGTCGAACCCCCGCTTGTGGAGGTTGCTGATGGCGGGGCCATAGCATTTGAGGCCGCGGCGGTCGCACGCCTCGATGATGCGTAAGAACTCGGAGCGGTAGGTCGCCTTGCTCCAGCCGAACTTCTCAATGTCGGGCTCGTTCCCGGCCTCGATGAGCGTGCCGGGATGGACGAGCGCGACCTGCTCGGCCCGGACCACGCTCAGGAACGGCTGTAGGCCGGCGTCGACGACTTCCTGCGCGAGATCGCGGCAGCGTTCCGGACTCGCCATATTGGCGGCATGGTGCTGCGTGGCATCCGGCCGGTTGGCGGTGATGCGCGGGATCGTGAGACGTTCCTCCCGCACCTGCGTCAGGGTCTCCGGGCCCAAGAAATCGCCAAAGCCACAGTGCAGGCCGGCGGCGGCGGGGATCATGAGGCGTCACCCCGCGCCACGAGACGGTAGCGGTGCAAAAGCCACGCGGCAACCCGCTGGGCGTCCTCGGGCGCGGACTCCAGCCCGCTGTCGATGCCATGACACAGTGCATGGGCAACCTCGTCCGCCGTGGCGTCTGGCGGCTCGGAAACCTCCGGCAAAGGCTCAACGTCGTCGACCTTGAACCCGAGATTGCGGAGGTTGGACTTCAGCGTCTCGTACCACTGGTTGGGGCCGCTGTGCAGCTTGGTCGGCTGCCGCACGACGCGCGTGCCGATCAAGCGGCCCTCGACGTTGATCGTGCGCGTCTGTATCAACAGAGAGAGGTGGACGCGTTTGTTGTGTGTCATCATTCCCGCACCGTTCTTTCAAGAAAGCGAAGCGACCAAACGCAAAACGGCCCGCAGGACGTGCATGGCGCACGAACCTACGGGCCGCTTCAGTGCCCGATCGCTTCTTGTGGTCTCAGCGCGCTGAAGCCCAGCGCGTGTCGAACGCTCGACGGGTGGCCACCCGCTGAGCGCCTAGCCGAGACAACCTGGGTGTTACGTCACGCGACTCCTACAAAAAACAGGTGTTGACCTTTGCTGACCACGGGCGTGCGGCCGACGGCCCACTTCGGCACGGCCCCCTTGGGTGCCATCGCGGCCGGCGCGTAATAGTGCGTCGCGTCCTTGACGGTGTCGATGATCCAAGCGCCGATGATGCCCTGCGACACCCACGCGCATTGTCGCAGCAGCGGATCGTCCGGCAGCTGGGTCGACGTCGCCATCTGCCGCGCGGTCTCCATGACCAGCTCGTAGTTTGCCCGACCGCCTTGAGGCAGCCAGGACGAGAACTGCCACGGGGCGAGACAGACCTTCGCGTAAGACCCGCCCCAGCGCCCGCTGTGCACCCGGTTGCGGATGACGCAGCCGACCGCGATCTGGCCCTCGATCGGTTCGCCGCGGGTCTCCCCGAACAGCGTGATCGTGAGGATCTGCGGGTCGGTCAGCGCCGCCACGAGATCGTTCGGGAGTGAGCTCGCGGTCATCGCCGATCCTCGCTCACGGGCTGGTCAATGCCCGCCCGAATCAACCACTCTCGATGCTGGCGACTCTCCCGCTTCAAGTGATGCACGTCACCCACGAGACCTTCAGGGGGATCCACGCCTCCGACCGCTTTGCGCAGGTCGCGCATTTCGTCACGCAGGCTGAGGAACACCTTGAAAAACGCCAGCACGCCCCCGCCGAAGATCAGGAGGTCGCTCAAGTGAATCGTGTTGTCGAACAACGGAATGCCCATTCAGATCCTCGCTTTGTTGCGGCGCAGGACGTCTTGAAACGAGAGCCGTACCGGCGCCGCCATGACATCGCGCATCGGGTTCAGATCGGCCGCAATGTCAAATTCGCTACTCACGACACGCTGAATCAAAAAGGATCCCGCTTGATCGGTCGGCGCGCCCAGATTCAGGACCAGTGTCTTGCCCGACCGTAACTTCGGATCGCGCGATCGGAAGGTGATGGACCGCTGTGCGCTGCTGTATCCGGCGAGCTCGGCATCGGCCGCAGCCGTCAACCCGGCGACCGTGATAATCGAGTCATCGTCAATGACCCCCTTGTGAATGCCGCTCCCGCCCTCGCGTGCCGCCAAGGTGGCTTGAGCCGCCGCATCGTCCCGCTGGACGTAGAGCCGTACGGAGGCGCCGCGCTCGATCGCCCAGCCAATCCCCGACACGCCGCTCAAGAACGGCGCGGAGACCACGGTCAGCCCACCCTTGATCGCGCCGAGAATCGCCCCAAGGCCCGACGCCGGAATCCCCGTGAGCGTCGTGGCGCTGATGCCGGTGTAGCGAATCAGTTGACTATCCGCATAGAACCATCCCGCGGTCGGCAAGCCCGTGACGCCGTTCAGCACCAACGTCGTGTCGCCGGCCAGCGCGCCGATCGTGCTGGTGACTTGCGGCAAGCGTCCGAGCGAGGTGAGGTTATCGACAAACGACGTCGTCACGTTGTCGTCGATCGTGGTCAGGTAGCGGAAGATCGATCCGCCGGGATCGGTCCGGTAGAGGATGCGCTGCGTCACGCCAGCCCCACCCGTCGGGATACTGCTCACCGTGATCGTGTTGGCCCCGGCCGTATTCACGACCGGCACGTAGCCGCCCAATTCGGCGTCCGCCAGATTGTCGGTGAGGGTGGTCGCGACGTTGTCGGTCAACTGGCCGACAAATTTGAACGAACTGCCGCCGGCGATCGTGCGATACACGTTGCGCGCAAGCGTGCCGGTCGGCCCCGTCGGAATACTCGTGAGTGAATGGGACTCGCCACCCGCGGTCGACGTCGCCGGCGCGGTGACTGCCACCAGTTCGACGTCCGCCTTGTTGTCGGTGTAACTGGTCGTGGAATTATCCGGGATCTCGTGCAGGAGGTAATAGATGCTGCCACCCGTCAGGGTGCGGTAGATCCGTCGCCCGAGAGTGCCGGTGGGTCCCGTGGGAATGCTTGTGAGCGCGTGCTGATCGCCCATCGTGGCCGTGACGGGCGCCGTACGGCCCTTATCCAGCTCCGCGTCCGTCTTGTTATCGGTGACACTGGTCGTCGCGTTGTCGGGGATCTCGCTGTGGAAGTAGTAGATCGACCCGCCCGCTTCCGTGCGATAGAGATACCGCTTCGTGGTGCCCGTCGGCCCGGTGCCAAGGCTGCTGACGGTGTGCTGTTCGCCGTTGAGATTTTGCGTAGGCGCGCCCACAACCAACGAGGTATCAGGCGTCTCGTCTGTGAAACTGGTCGTCGAGTTGTCGCCCACTTCACCGCACAAGTAATAGGCGGACCCGCCGGCCCGCGTGCGGTAGATCCGTCGGGCGATGGTGCCCGTGGGTCCGACCGGGATCGTGAACGTCGCCGTCTTCCCGAGCGTCGCCAATGGCGAATCCTCGCGCGGTCCTGTATCGCTCCCGTGGAGAAACGTGGTCGTGCCCGGGTTGATGGTCGCGACGGTGTAGAAGATGCCACTCCCGGACGACCCGCCGCCTGTTGAATGGAGTTTCCATCCACAGCCGGTCGGCAGACCTGATACGGTCACGGTATGGCTGCCGGTCCCGACGGTGGTGATCCCGCTCCAGGCCGTCTCTCCCAACGTCGGATGGAAGAAGCTGACGCGGTAATCGATATTGGATCCGCCCGACCCATCGACACTCGCGATCGCGGCCGTCGTCGCGGCAATCACCTGACCGCTGAGGGCGGTCCCCAGACTTTCCTTGCCATCTGGACCGACAAACGCGACCTTCCAGCCATATGTGCCCAGGAGCGGTCCGGGCGCGGCGGAAGACAGCCCCGACGGCGCAGCGGGAGCGGTTTGGGCGACCGCCGTGCGCGATCCCGCACTGGACGCCGCTGATTCCCCGAACGCGGAGACCAGGGTGACCTTGTAGCCGTAGGCACCAATCAGTTTGCCGAGGTCCGTATTGACGCCGGTATCGACCACTGTGACGGAGGGCGCGCTGGGCGTCGACGTCGCGACTGCCGCACGCGAAAAGGTGGTCCCCCCTTCGGTTTCTCCGACCGGTGTCACGAACGTCACCCGATAGCCATAGGTGCCAATCAGCCGGCCAATCGTGGATCCCGCGGCGAGCGTGGCCACACCCGGCGCCGCGACCGCGACCGCCGTCCGACCAAACGAGGACCCCGCGGTGGTCTCCCCCAGTGACGTCACGTAGGTGACGACATACAAATAGATCCCGAACAGTTTCCCGATCACGCTGCTGGTGGCCGCCACGGACGCCGCGCCAGGTGGGGTAAAGGCCACACCGGTGACCGTCCCGGAGGCTGGGCCTGGCGTGGTTTCGCCCTGCGAATTCGCGAAGGCGACTTGGTATTGAAAGGCGCCGACGAGATCGCCGACGACGTTGGGCGTGACGGCCGCGGTCGGCGCGCCCGTCGGGCCGGCGACATTGCCGGCCACCGTGCTGGCAATGCCCCCGTTGTGCTTGCCGGTGTAGGTGAGGATGTTCGGGCCGGAGATCGCTTGCCCGCCGGCGGACTCGAACATCGAGGCATCATCAACGGGCAACGACGTTTGTCCGACCTCGGCGTTTTCCACGGCCGTTGTCCCGCCGCCGAGCGCGACGACACGGGTCCGGACCTGTACGAGATCGCCCGTATGCCGGAGGCCGCGCGCCGTCGTCGTCGGCAGGGTCACATCCGAGAGATCGTCCGGGGCATCGGTGGCCTCGGTAATAAACACATGGACATCACCGGTGTAGTCGATGTACCAATTCCCCCCGAATTCCGCGCAGAGGCGCGTGAGCGCGCGACTGGGCCGCTCCAGGACACATTCAAATTCCGGAATGACCGGTAAGCCGGCCACGATATTGGCGTAGGTGAAATCCACACCGCCCCAGGTCGCGGTGATGGTCTGCGCGATTTCTGAGGCCGTGGCGCCGACCCACCGCCAGGTCACGAGGTCGCGATCAAATTTCCAGGTGTAGTCCTGACAGGTGACGTGATAGGCGACGTTCTGAAGAATGCCTTCGTAGATTTGTTGAACCGAGAGGATATGTCCGGCAAATTCCACGACGGCCGTGACCCCTCGCGTAATGCTCACGGCCTGGCCCTCGAGGGGCACGAGGCCCGCACACGTGAACGTGCAGCGGTTGGGAGCATCGTTCAGGACGTCTTCGACCTCGATCGACCCCAGCCGAACCGCTCCCGTTTGGTCCGTGCCTGCGATGCTGATGCCGACAGTACTGGCCGTGACGCGGCGAATGCCCGCCAGGGCCCCGGTAATGACAAACGCCGCGGTGACGGCGGCCAAACGGAGCGTGCGAATAAACTGGCTGCCGGTGACGACATAACTGCCGGCGTCGGCGAGCATCGTAAAGCCGTGCCGAAACGTAGCGACGGCACCGGTGAGCGCGTAACTGCCGGCATCGACAGCGAAGCGCCGTGCCGCCAATAGGGCGGCGACGGCACCGGTGAGGGTGTAACTGCCGGCATCGACAGCGAAGCGCCGTGCCGCCAATAGGGCGGCGACGGCACCGGTGAGCGCGTAGGCCCCCGCATCTGCCGTCACCGCGAAGTTTAAATCCGGCTTGAACGACGCGATGGTGGCGACCCAGGGGCCGCTACCGCCATCGATGGTGGCGGTGAGCGTCACCGACCCGGCCGGGGTCTTGGCGCTGTTGCTATCGACGAGGAAGCCGCCATCGTCGCTCCCAGTCAGCCGTACCGTCGTCCCGGCGCCGGCGCTCACCACCCCGACGTCATTCTTCCCGAACATGATCGTCCAGCAATTGTTCGCCACCGTCGTCGTCGAGAGCGCGGCGGTGGCGCTGGTGGCATTGCCGGCCACGGCGCTATCGGGTTGGCCTGTGGGGGACACCCCCGTGTAGGAGGCCGCATAGATCCCGACCGCTACTGACGAGGAGGCGCTGACCACGACGTCATGCGTCCCGCTGGCGGGGTTTTCCAGGCGAAAGAGGTAATGCCACCGGGCGCTCGGGCCCTGATCGTGGCCGACCAGCGTCATCGCGACGCCGTTGTAGGTCACACCCGTGATGATGTCGGTGGTGTGCCCGACGACGCCGACCCACAGTGCGCGGCTGACGCCCGTCGAACAGGTATGGGCCATCGACCGGGGCGTGCTGCCACCGAACCCAGACCGCGTCGCTGCATCAAAGGCAATGTTCATCGACGGAAGCCGCCCGGCCTTAGAGCGTCAGCCTTTCGCGAACACGCGTGCGTATGATCGCCGCACGCCTCCGGAACCACTGCGACATCCCCATCAGTCCTCTGACCTCTACCGGCCGAGCCGGTCGGCCCAGGGCTGCACCGCGCGCGCCGAGCCGTGCAGGGTCCAGCGACAAGCGGAAATGCCGGCATCCACAGATGGTGCACACGTCGAGCACGAGATCGGGTTGTCCCGATGGCCGGCGCGTGAGATGGGCCGGGTCCGAGCAGCAGGCTTTGCGTGTGCCGATCGTCTGGAGGGCTGACATCGCGGCTCTAGACCACCGTCATCAGCGCGTTGCCGGCAAAATCGACGGTGAATGATTCGCCATCGGCGAGCGTCAAGGGGGTGCCGTAATCCCACCAACCAATCAGGGGATCCGCCGGCGACGTCGGCGTGTCGTTGTAGAGCACGACGTACTGGAAGGGGCCAATCGATCCGGAGGCGGCCGTCCACGCGACATCGACCGCGGCGACAGTCGCGGTGCCGCCGGTTTCGGAGACGGTGTTCGTGGTATCAGCCCCGCCCGCGGTATAGCCGAAGCCCGCGCTGATTTCGGCGAGGTCCGCCTTGACGGCGTCGAGCGAGGCCGAGGGCGCGGCATTCGACAGATAGACCTTGAGGGTGTCCGCGTGCAGGTCGTGCACCTTCTTCACGAGGTCTTCGGCGAATTGCTGAAACTTATTGTAGCTAGCCATGTCGATCGGTCCTATCTCTGGGTCATCGCCGTGAATACTGTTGGGTGCCGCTCGATCGGCTAGCCAAGATGTCTTCGATCAGGCGGCCGAAGCGATTCATCGATTCCGGGTCACCCAAGTACGAGCCCTGGGCATTGATCGTGAGGCTGGTTGGATTCAGCACACTGGCGAACCCGGGGACGTTGCTGCCCCAGGGGGCCGATGGCGTCCCGCCGGTCGGCCTCATTTGACTGACCAACTGACGTAGGTTGGCGTTATCGATCAGCCGTGCCTCTTCGGCCGTGGCTTGATCGGTGAGGAATTGACGATCCCTGGTCCAGCTGTTTGGATCGCTCCGGAGCTTGAAAATCGCGGCATCGGTGTCATCACCGGCGAGATTCGTGGACCCGGGGTTCAGTCGTTCGAGCAGTTGCTCGGCCTCGCGATCGAGCACGGCGATCCGGAGAGCGGCGTCCGTGATGCGCTGGATGAATCGGTCCACTTTGTTCGTGGTATCCATCTTGTCCATCAGCTTCCCGATCGCGTCGGTCACCGGCGGCGTTTCGACCTTCAATAGGCGAAAGATGTCTATCTCGCGCTTCCACTCCTCGTTGTTCTCGCGAATCACTTCTATGGCGTGTTCCCGCTCTCTATTGTTCCTGGCGAGTTGGTCGGCAAGGTCCATCGCATACTGGGCGGATACGGCAGGCGAGAGGCCGTCCGGCTGCAGGCCCTTCGGGGAGCCCGGTGTAACTTTTGAGAGATCCACGCCTGGATCAGAGGCGCCACCCGGCACCGGCCCCGTATCGCCAAACTCGCCCATCCCGAGGGCGCCCGGCTTCAAGGGCGGATTCGTGGCCAGCGCCAGGGCGATCTGCGCGGCCGTCTGTTTCGCACGCGTGTAGAGTTCGTCGAGCTTGTTGCCGACTTTCTCCAGCGCCGCCACAGCCTCTTTACTGTAGACAGGGGCGTTCTTCGCGACCTCCGCAAACGCCGCATCGATCTGTGCAGCCGCTTTCTCGCCTTTGGCGCCCAACGCTTCCACGCGCATCGCCGTGCGCTCGGCCGGATCGGCAATCCCGGCAATCGCGACCCCGAGATCGATGTAGCGCTGGATGGGATCCTTGGCTTTGAACTCGTCGAAATTGATGTTCAGTTTCCGGAGCACGCCCAACAGCCCGGCATCCCCCTCGCCCACCCGTGCGTTGAGCGTGCTGATGGCTTGCTCCGCCGCCGACGCGTCGATCCCGTTCTGTTTCAGTGCGAACGAAAATTTCTGGAACTCCTCGACGCCGGCGCCCACACGTTTCGCCCCGGCCTCGATCTGTTGGGTTTCGTGCAGGATCTCGTTCGCGAATCCGATGATGGCCTGTGCAGAAAAATAGCCGGCCAGCGCCTGGCCGAACTTCCCGACGCGACTTTCGAGCGTGTCGAGCTGCCCGGTCACTTGCTTCACGCCCACGACCATATCGGCCGTGTCCGCGAGAATTCGCACGATCAACGCCGCAATCGGCTCAGCCATTGTTCGCGAGGCCGTCCGGCCTCCGTCCCAACATCGTCTCGGGCGTCCACGGCAAATCGGGCCCGAACAAATTCACGATCACCGTCGCCAACCAGACGGCCTCCGGCGCCGGATGCGTCAGGCGCCATTGGTAGCCCGCGTGCAGCTGCAACACTTCCCCGGGCGTCAAGGCCTCAAATTCCCACGGCTTCAGCGCCAACGGCCCATACGCCACGGGCGTCACGTCGTCGAGCCAGTCTCGGAACCGGAAGCGAGCGGCTCGAGCGCGGCCTCCGGCGGTGCTTTTCCCGCGGGCGGCCGCGAGAAAATGCCGCACTGCACAATCGCCTCGGTATAGAGCGGCGACAGCTCCTTGAGCGTCCGGCCCTGGCTGAACCAATACACGTCCAGGAGGTCGCACACGTCGTCCACGGTCAGCGTCGGGTCCTGGCGCTTCTGGAAGGCCTCGTCGTCGTGGATGAGACCGCCCCAGAGCAGCCAGGCCGCGGACGCCACGCCGGCATGCGTGATCAGCAGCTCGCCGAGGTGCTTCTTCGCGCCATCCTCCGCGAGCCGCAGCGAGCGACACGAGTAGCGCAACGTCCGCAGCCGATCGAGCCGAATCACGGGCGCCTGCTCGATCATTTACGGCGCCACCGACCGGGCGAGCGTCCCGGCCGACATGAATTCCAGCGTGCTCTTGGCGAGCTCGCCATGCTGACCGCTGAGGGGCGCGTACTTCGTGAACAGCGCTGTCCCGTTGTAGTTGGGATTGTCGGCCGACACAGTCGTGTTGACGGGCACGCCGGAAAACGACGCTTGCGTCCCGATGAGTCCGAACACGATCTCGTCGACCAGCCCATCGGCGTAGTCGTTCTTGAAGGAGATCGTGCCGCCCCATTTCTTGACGCCGCCCTTGTTTTTCTGGGTGTCGTCCCCCATGGCCGTCTCCTCCACCGGTAAGGCTTCGTAGGGGACGGTGATGCCCGTGACGTAAGCGGAAATGTCACTGCCGCCGACGACGACCTTACAGTTAGTTAAGACCAGACTCGCCATGTGCGTTGCTCCTAAATGATTCCTACGACCACAACAATAGGGAACGAGGGGCTGCCTGTGCCGCCGATCGTGTAGGTGACCCGCCAGAAGGCGTCGGTAATCGCGCCGGCCGCCGAGAGCAGTTGACTGGTCGGCGCCGTGGCCTGCGTGAACGTGAGGCGCGTGGCCGGGCTCCCGAAGCCCACCAGGGCCGCACTCTGCACGATGACGTCCAGGGTCGGCAACGATCCCGCCACCGGAGCCAGCACGTGCAGTGAGGCGTAGACGCGCTTGCCGGCCGCGACGGCGCCCAGTTGCAGGATGCTGCTCGATCCGGTCGCGGTCTTCGCCGTCGCCGCCGAGACGAAGACCTTCCCTCTGACCAGAGGCGTCCCACTCGCCGAGGCTGTGCCCTGATACGGCATCAGCTCCCCGTGGTTGCCGAAGGTCTTCAGGCTGGCCTTCAGCGCATGGAAGAAATACGCGACGTCGCCGGCAGCCGCACCAAGCGGTGAGACCGTCAACGGGAGATTCGCCGTGCCGATGCGATTGAAGGCGATCGCTTCCATCCCTGCGGTGGCGGGATCGCCAAAGCCCCCGATGGCGAAGTTGACGCCCTTGGCGCCACCCTTGTTGACCTCAGTGGTGTGCCCGTAGCGGGTATCGTTCAGGGGCTTGGCGGCGTAATCGAGCTTCACGCTATTCAGGAAGCCGCTGATGTCGAATTGCGCGAGATAGACCGTGACGTTCGTGAGGACCGGACTGGCCATGGTCTAGCCCCCCACTACTTCCTGACACACGCCGCACTGAAAGACCTGGAACGCCTCTTGCCCCATCGTGCTCTTGTTGATCCGCAGCTCCGCCGGATGCGGGCAGACCAGTGGGGCGGTCGGCGGCTCCGTCGTCGCCGGCGCCGCGACGATGTCCGGCGCGATGCGCTCGATTGCATCCACGAACCGGCTGAATTCGCAGAGCGCGAGCGCGGCTAATTCATATGCCGATGCGGTCTTGAGTTTCTCGTAATCGAGCGCCATCAGCGGTGCCCCCATAACATCGGCACACCGAGCACTCGGAACCGGCGCCGGCCAGTCGGCCGGTGAATGGCCCACATCGAACCGGCCTTGTCGGATTCAACGTCCATGACGGTCTCGACTTCCAGGCCGACGATTCCGATCGAGAGCAGGATGCGCACCATTCAGGCTTCCTCCACCGTGATCGTGAACATCACCGTGCGCTGATGAATCGCGATCGCGTTCCCCTCGTCACCGGGCTCGCGCACCTGCGTGCCGTCATAGTTCACGTGAATGGTCGTATAGCCCGTGACGACGAGCGCGTGATAGCTGCCGACGGGATTCAGGAGCGCGATCACTTGGCTCTGGATGTCGAGCACGCGCAGGTCGCTCGGGTCATCGTCGAAGACCTGCACATAGGACCGGCAATCTTTGCCGTTCACGCCATACGTGCTATTCGACAACTCGCCGGCCGCATCCACACGCACGTGCGGATACGTCAAGGTCTGCGGGACACGCCCGTACACGACCACCGTGTAGGGTTGGGCGGCCGCGGCGCCGAGCGTCGTCGTCAACGCCGCCACATTGAGCACGGCGTAGACCGCAGCCTTGACGGCCTTCTCCGCGCTGCGTCCCACGGTGACGGCCATTTACAACAACCCTCCCCCGCTGGACGGTGACGAGGACAGCCACGCCATGTCCCGCTCGAGCTGCTTGCCGGCGGCACGCCACCGTTGCAAATGGGGTTCCTTCTGCGCGTTCGTGGCCGGGATCATGAAGGCCTCGGCCTCGAAGTGCACGGTGCCGAATTCCACCAGGTGCGCGTAGCGCGACGGCCGAATCAGCTTCGCGCCTCGGGATGTCAACGCGCTGCCCCCCTTGCCGGCGATGATGAGGCCCTTGACCTTGATCTTTTTGGTGATGCCACCCATATGCCCGAACGCGATCATGGTCGAGCCGCTGGTGACACCGGCTTTGGCCTGGCCGTTGGTCTTCGAGATCGACCACTGGACATGATTCAGCAACGAGCGCGTCTGAATCGACGGACTCGCAATCAGGTGTTGCTTCGCCCCGAGCACGATGGCCGCCGCCGTCGCGCTATTGACCTGGATCCGCTTCTCCTGCATGAAGGTCGGCAGCGCTTGGAACTTCGCCTTCGCCGCACGCAGGCCGTCAATATGCGCGCTGATGGCCGACGCATTGTTGGGCCTAGCCACGGACCACCTCGCGACAGTCGACCGCGGTCCACGGCGACCGTGGCATCTGGGGAACCGAGGCAATCTCGAGATCCGACCTGCCCCGCCGCAGACGCATCGAGGGCTGGAGGTCGGAGCGGTTGCGCCCGGTAATCCGGTAGACATTCACGTTCGTGGGGGCGTCGCTGACGCCGACGCGTTCCGCACCCGTCAGCAGCAGCACGTGCACCGGCCAGTCGTCGATCGAGGTCCATTCGGCGATCTCGCCCCCGACGGCATCTCGTCCGGTCACCACGCGCCGCAACACGGTCACGGTTTCGTTGAGGTCCCCAAGATTCATGGTCAGTACGTCCGGAAGGGCCACCAGGCCCACTTCACACCGAAGGGTAATTCCGACGTGATGTTGCCCACGTTCACCGCTTCGCGACTGCGATCCCAATGCGCGATCAGGGCTTTCATCCCGGTCTTGATGGCCGCCGGCACATCAGCGCCCGTGGGGCCATACCCGGCCGTCATACGAATCGTGACGGCGCCGATCACGGCGCGCGTCGCTGGCCAGGTCACCCCGTAGGCGGGTTCCAGTCGGCCGCGAGCGCATTTCGCGCCCACCGGGAGTACGGCCCGATACTGATCGGCGGCGAGCGTGACGGTCGCACCCGCGGTATCGATGTAGGTGATGCTGACGATCGCCGTCACGTTCGCGAACGGCAGACTGATCGCGCCACAGGGAAACCGGTTCCGCACCCAGTCGACGGTCTGCGTGATGAACCGGCGGCCCATCCAGGTCTCGCCAATCTGACGCGCGGCCGTGATCGCGTCGGTCAAATCCTCAGTGCTCGCGATGATTTGCGATGCCGACATGCGGACCTGACGTCCGGCCTCCTCGATCGTCAGGGGCTCGTTGACGGGCGCATCCGCGGCGGCCTGGGTGACCCAGTCTTCGGGTCCCTGGTCGAGCCCCGTCGCCCACGCCAATCCCATCGCGCGCCTTCCCTACTCGATCGTCAGAAGTTCTTCGTACCAGCTCGCGCCCTGCGTAAAGGTCGACGCCGTCGTTTGGGACACGGCATGGAGGCAGAGCGAGCACTGTGGCGGCACGATCAGGAACCCGCCGAGATCCGAGGACATGGCGCCGCCGTTCGGCGTCACCGTCGCTTCAATCGGCTTCGTCGAGCCAATCGCCCAGGGAAACCAGCCCGAGTCGATCACGGTCGTGCCCAACGCCGCGATGACCGAGCCGCTGTAGGGCTTGCCGGAATTGCCGCGCACGATCACGTTGGCACCCGCCGTCGGGGCGGCCTTGGCGGCCGTGACCGACGCCCAGCCGGAGAACCCCTGCGCGACTTGCGCGCTGACGAGGTTGAACCAGAACAGGCGCGTGACGATCAAGCTCTTGCCGCCGACGTTGTTGCCGTTCCACACTTCAAACGCCGCGACGGTGGAGGGGCGCACGACCAGCCCAGCAACGGCGACCACGCTCATCACCTGCCAGCCGTTGCCCTTCCGGGTCATCTCGGCGTAGGGCGGGAGCCCTTGCGCGACGAGCTGTTCGCCGAGTTCATTGCCTGCGGCGGTGACTTGCGCGACCGTGTTCCCGAGGCGCCGTGCGATCTGAATTGCGTCAGCCATGTGCCTGACTCCTTACGCGGAAACGACGTAGGCGCCATCGTCCAGCGCGAAATAAAATAAATCCCACTTCGTCGCGCCGGTGTTGGTGCCGCTGGTTTCGATCCGAAGCGTGCCGATCGGCAGGATGAACGGCAGCGCGTTGAGCGCGGGCGCAAAGCCGGCGCCAGTCGCCGTGCCAATCATCGCCGTGCCATCGCCTTCGACCACGAGCAGCGCGCCCGCCTCGAAGCTCGCGATCGCCAGATTCGCGGCGATGTCCACGGCCGAACCCGTAGTGGGAACGGACGTGGCCTTCAGGTTCGAGGCTGTCCCCGAACAGATCGTCGTGACTTCTCCCACCAGGCACGTGACAAGCACGCGGCCGCCGACGATCGTGAAGAGGTTCTGCGTGGTCGTCGCCGGCAGCGTCGCCGCCGCCTTCGAGACCTGGATGCCAAGCTGAAAGAGCTTGGCGACGTTCTTTTGTGAATCGTTCAGGAACGGCATGTCAGCTCCTCAATTACGAGACGTAGTCAGCCGTCAGCCCGTCGTACGCCTGCTTGGCGTGGCGCTCGAAGCCCACGATGCACTCATCGGTGCTCGTGCCCATCGTGATCTTCACGCCGACATACGCGGCCGTCGACGACGCGGCCCGCAGTTGTTCGGCCGAGGCCTCGAGGAAGAGGGTGTCGCCGACGGCGTTCGGGTCTGAGCCGAGCGCGTGCGAGATGACGTTGGTCGCGTTGGTGACGCCCGCCGCATCGTCTGACACGAAGATCCGGAACGAGGTAATGCTGCCGGTGCCGACCGAATGCATGAGCGACGCGAGTACAGCCTGGAGACCGCCCAGAGCGGCGATGGCCAGACATTTTTCGGTCGCGGCGGGATTGAGTGTCGCGATGACTTCTGATCCGGAGTCCGGATCGAAATCGACCAGACGGCGCTCGCAGTGGGCCCGGAGTTTGTTCGCGGTATAAGCCATGACTCTGTTTCTCCTCCAGTGACGGAATGCGAACTATGGGCGGGCGGCCAACGTGACGACGGGGGATAGCGTGCTGCCGTTCTTCGGCGTCAGCGCACTTCTCCACCACCATTGGCCATCGTTGCGGCGATAGAAGCGGAAGCCCCGCTCGGCCGCCGCGAAGCGGACGTGAATGGATTCCGCGTACTGTTCGCTCTGGTAGGTGCCTTCCAGGTATTCGGAGGGCACAAGCAGCATCAGGTCCCCTTCGGTGCCGAGCGTCTTCGCGAACTCGGTGAAGAAGAGCGGACGGTTGTCGAGGTATTCCGCACCGCCGGGCACGCCAGTGAAGTAGGGCACCGCATTTCCACCGGTGCCGACCACCTGCACGAGGCTCTTCAACTGCGGACGGGTGTTGTGATTGGCCAGCCACACGGCGCCGCTGTAGCGGTAGCACCGAGCGGCCATCTTGTCGATGTTTTCCTTGACGATCGTCGCGGCGTTCTGATTGGTTTCTTTGGTGACGGCAATCTTGCAGCCGGCGTTGAGCGCGCCTTGCCGCTCGCCGGTCCCCGAGCCGTTGATGCGCTCGTTCATCGCGTTGGCGACATACTCGCTCGCCATGCCCGCCTGAATGATGGCCACGAAGGACGTCGGCGAATCGTTGATGATGCGCTCGCTGGCAAAGGCGAGGCCGAATTCCTCGTTGGCGACCAGCGTGACCTGTTCGAAGGAGCCCCGGCTCGCCGTGCCGTCGACCGTCTCCGGCCGGCGCGTCACCGTGAAGCCACCGCTGACGCTCGTGGCGTGGTTTTTGTCGACCCGCGCGTTGAACGCGACGGTCGGGGCCGTCATGGGCACGTGCGTGATCAGACTGTCGAGCGGGTCATTCTCCGGCGCAATTGAGAGAATGCCAGACGCGACACCAGAGGGCACGAGGAAGCCACCCGCCGGGTCGCTATATTCGCCCTGCTCGTCGGAGCCCTGGGTGGCCAGAGGCTTCAGGCGCGCATCGATCCGCTTGCCGCGGCCGGCCGCCATCACGGAGGACAGGAAGTCGCGATGATCGGCAAACCCGCGCTTCGGATCCTTATCAGCCAGGTTCGCGCCTAGCTGCACCTGGCTGACGGCCGTGACGCTCGCCTTGGTGTCACCATCAGCGATCGCCGGCGTCGCTTTCGGGTCACGCTCGGCCTCGTTGGCCTCTTCCGCGGCCTTCAGGAGCATCGCGTTGTCCTCGACGCGCGCTTCGATGACGGCGATCTCGACGCCCTTTGCCGTGAAATCCGCACGCTCCTTGTCGTTCAGGGCCCGCTTCTCGCTCAGGGCCTTATCGCCGATGGCCGCGCGTTCTTTCTTTTTCGTCTTCAGTTCGGTGTGGAGGTCGGCGGCCTGCTGGCGATAGAGCTTCAGCGAGCCCATGACACCGACCATGGCGTATCCACAATGCTCCGGGGCCACCAGGGCGGCCACGAGCACGGCGGCCCCCATCAACGCGGGACCTCGCAGGGGATGCCCGCATGTCGCCTCGATGAGCGCCACGCAGCGACTCTTCAGGGCGTTGACGGCTAGGCCGAGGCCGAGAACCGCCTTGGCCCTCCACGGCTGCGCGTGTTCGGTCCCCATCTGGTGCGCGTTCACGACCACCACGTTGGTGGGCATTGCCGCGACGGCAATGAAGAACGCGGCGAGAAACGGCAGCCGGGTGAGAAGTCGGTCCATTGCGGTGTGCTCCCTGACAATGGCCCGTTCGTTCCAAATGAAAAACGCGCGGCCTATTCGAGGCTTCACCACGCTCAGCGAACCGGATCGGCGGAGGGATTGGCCCCGGCGAGAGACGGCACGTGAACAACTGAAGCGCCCGAACAGGCCGCGCGTTCGTCGGAACTCGCGGGACCCTGTGTTACCGCCCGGATGACCGCTCGTCAGAGTGGCAGGGCCGGACGGCCTTTGGTTCGATGTGGAAATTTTGATGGACGCGCCGAATTACTACCGGAGGAAATCTTTCCTTGACTTCAGTTCTTTACGGGAATATGTTCATGGGTATTACCCGTTAGGTATACCCACTTATGGCACACTCAGCGCGCGTGGCAAAGGTTAAGATCGACGGCTGGAAGTGCGAGCGGTGCGCGCATCAGTGGGTGCCTCGGACCATGACGGATCGACCGATCATTTGTCCAAAGTGCAAGAGCCCGTACTGGAATAGGCCAAGAAAAACAGCGACGAAATAGGGCGAGGCCGGGAGCGACGAAATAGGGCGCGGCCGGGCTTGGCGCGGCGAGGCGAGACAAGACAAGGGAGTTTTCTAAAATGAGAGTAGCAATCGCGCACATCGAAAGCATTTCCCCATACAGTCAATCGAAGCATTACGAATCCGATCAACAAGCTAGGCCAACCGGTTCCAAAACAGAATCGAGCGCCGACTACGAGAAGCGCACGTGGCGCGAGCGGTGCCACGTCAACCAGGATGGCTACATCTTCATGCCGCCGATGGCGTTCAAGAACTGTCTCGCGGAGATCGCCAAGTACCTCAGCGTCCAGATTCCCGGCAAGGGAAAGAGCACCTACACCAAACACTTCGAGGCGGGCGTGATGGTGCTCGACGGTCTCACGCTGCCGATCAAGAAAGAGGACGTGCCGGGCGAATGGCTGTTCGTGCCGGCCGATGGGCGTCGTGGCTCGGGCAAGCGGGTCTCGAAATGCTTCCCAGTGATTCAATCGTGGAAAGGGCCGGTCACCTTCCACGTGCTCGACGACACGATCAGTCCTGAAGTGTTCGAGCAGCACCTGAAAGACGCTGGAAACTTTATCGGCATCGGTCGATTTAGACCAAGGAACAACGGTTACTACGGCAGATTCAAAGTGAACCGGATCGAGTGGAACTAACTCGGCCCGGCTGGGCCGGGCTCGGCGTGGCATGGCAGGGCTTGGCTTGGCGTGGCGCGGCTGGGCGTGGCAAGGCAAGGTTTCATAATGACAAGAGCGATTCCAGAACTTAGCATCGACACACAAACGATCGAACGCTTACTGCGCTCCACCGCCATCGGAGAGATCGTCACCTTCGCACAGATCTCGACCGCCATTAAGCGCGACGTCCAGCGCGAGGCGCGCGGAAACTTGAGGACGGCGCGCCACCGACTACGGAAGTACGATCATATGGTCTTTGGGGCGGTAACGAATGTCGGCGTAAAGCGGTTGACGGACGAAGGCAAGATCGCGGCCGCACGCGGCCACGTCAATCGCGGGCGTAATCAGTTCCGCCAAGCGCGCACAACCGCGACTGCGGTAGACGACTTCGGTAAACTGCCAAACCATCTCAAGCTGGAACACAACGTCATCGTCGCGCAGGCTGGTGCGTTGCTGCACATGACGAGCACGAAATCAACGAAGACACTTGAAGGGAAGATCGGCGACGAGACGAAGGCGTTTAAGCCGAAGGAATCATTGGAGTTAATGAAATCGAGTCTTTAGCCGATCGGTAAGTTGGAATACCCGTCGATCAGAGTAGTCGGCAACAAAGCTGTTGACGGCTTCTCTGATCACCGTCGCTAGTGGTAGCTTGTTTTCATCAGCGACGCGATCGAGTTCCTTGCGCTCGGCTTTCGTCACAAGGAACTCGACCCGTTCCGTCGCCGGTTCTCCGGCGCGTGGCCGTCGTCCTCGTCGTTTCGGATCAGATGCCATCAGCATGGACACACCTACCGACGCACGGAAGGCCGCGATCGAGACGGCGTTGGTTGAGCAGCTCGCCGAGTTGCTGACCGCCGCTTACCGGAAGCGAACTTCTTCACCGCCAGCCGAGACGCTGGCGTCATCAACAGATCGCCCATTAGTTTCCGATTCAGATTCATCGTCTGCGCCAGCAAGCGCACCAGCCTCCGGTAGCGATTCTCGCAATCCTGACGATAACAAAGCGTAGTCTTGGCCATCAGCTACTCTCCGAGCGCGATCGCGATGTTGATCGCGTCCTCGTCCGCGGCCGTGCGCGCCGCCGCGTCCGCATCGACGCTCGTGCCGGCCCCCTTGCAGGTGTCGCACTTCTCCTGGCCCTGTGGGTCACCCATCGCGCGCTCTGGCTGTAAGCCACTACCCTTGCACGCCGGGCACGTGGCCGTCGCTTCAGCCTTGGCTTCCGTGTCCTCGTCGTCTGGTTCGATCCAGTGACACATGCCGTCGCGCTTCTCGTAACCGTCCGGGCAATTGCCGTCCTCGTCGGGGTCGACGGCCTTCTTCGCTGCCAGCGCGAGCGCGGCACCCTCGACCTTGCCGCCGATCACGAAGGCTTGCGCGCCCGCACGCTTCCGACCCTGCAGCCGGCCGATGATCGAATCGAACGTCCCAACCTTATCTGCCATCCCCAATTTGACGGCCGTCTGCCCGTAGAACATCCGCCCCTGGCCAAAGGTATCGAGCACGACCTTCGTGGTGACGTCGCGACCGCGCGCGACCGCGGCATTGAACCAGCCAAAGATGAGATTGGCTTCCGATTGAAAGTGGGCCCGCGCTTCGTCCGAGAGCGGTTCGTAGGGGTTCCCCTCAACCTTGTGTTCGCCGGCATAAATGAACGTCAACTTGATGCCCCACTCTTCGAGCATTTGGCTGATGTCCTCGTGGAGCATATAGGTCCCGATACTGCCTATCGAGCCACTCTTCGGCACGATCACCTGGTTGCACTGCATGAACAGCCAGGACGCCGCCGAGGCGATCATCGTGTCCGAGACCGCAATCATCGGCTTGATCTCGCGCGCGGCGAACAGCTCGTCGGCGAATTCTGGGACCATGTCGATCACGCCTCCGGGCGAGTCCACGCGCCAGACGATCGTCTTCACCGCCGGGTCCTGCAGCGCCGAGCGCAACTGGGCCTGCATGCTCTCGATCGTCGAGGAGCCGTACCACATCGAGAACCATGAGCACCGATGCGTGATCGGGCCGCTGCATTCGATCAGCGCGATGTCCCCGATCACCTTCGGTTGTGGATCGTGGTACGCCGCGACCGCCGCCGCGACCGCTTCGGGCGTCGCCGTGGCCACCCGCTCCATCAGCGGACGCAGATGGATGGGGTCGATCAGCCAGCGTGAACCGAGAATCTTGGCAAAGTCCTTCATGATGGCTGCTTCTCCTGTGGCGCCATGATGACGCCAATACCGACATGGTTCTGGCCGGTCTGCCCGTTGAATTGAATCACGCCAATCGCGAAGCCGCGCCGACACGCGGGGCAGAAGGCGGGCATGTTGAAGCCGACGATCAGCACGGGCTCCTTAGCCTCACAGTTGCACACCACGTTGACGCAGGCGAGCCAACTTTTGATCGTGAAAGGTTGCCCCACGATCGGTAGATGATTCGCGGATGGAAATGGGATGGGACCGCTCATGGTCATTCCTCCGATACCGCCGCCAGGCGGTCTAACGATGAATCCGGATCGAGGGCCAGCGTCATGAGCGCTTCTACTTCCGACCGCTCCCAATGCTCGTCCATCACGAGCAAACCGCCATCGTCGAGCATGTGGCCGTGCTTGGCCGCGACGGCCCGCGACGTGTTGAGCGGCAACCGCATCTCCTGGGCGATGTAGGCCGCGTGATCGGTGTAGAAGACCTTTAGCTCCGCCTTCCAGGCGTCGACGTTGTCTGCGTGCTTCTTGGCGATCTTCTCGACCGCGGCTTTTTCACGACCGAGCACTCGCCTGGCGCTATCCTGCGCGAACAGCATCGTCCGGACCGAGGCGGCTGACGTCGGCACATGGGCACTTGGCGGCTTGTTGTCGGCCCCGTCTCGCTGGCTGCCGGCCCGATGATCCAACGCGGACAACTGATCGAGTTCGTCATCGGCATTCATGTCCTCGAGCTGCCGGGCTTCGCTCGGACGCATGACGCGCGCACGAATCCCGATTTCGTAGGACTCCATGCGCTCTTTGAGGGTCGCCCGCATCAGGTAGTTCATGTTGTATTTGGCAACATAGAGATCGTTGGGGGCCACGATCAGATCGCGCTGAATCGCCTGTTCGAACTCGACGACGATCGGCGTCTGGCAGCGCTGCGAGTAATACAACGTATCTTGGACGCTCGAGTTGTAGGATTGCGCCCCCTCGATCGCCAACCAGTTCGCGGGCACCTTGAACAGACGGGCGATGTCACGGCCGCTGATGTTCTTGAGCCCGAGGAGCTGGGCCTTTTCCGGTTCGACGCCGAGGTTGGCGATGCTCATGTCCTCGTCCGTGATGAACACGCCGCCGGCGTTCTCGGACCCAGACAGGAACCGGGTAATGCGCGCGTGTAAGTTCGCCTCTTCTAGGTCCTCCATCCGCCCACCTTTGTAGGTGGCGATGAGCGCGGCGGTCGCCCCATGCTCGAAATAGTTACGGGTGAATTCCTGCAGCGCCAGTCCGGCCGCCAGGGCCTTGGCCCCATATTGAATCCGGCTGACCGCATTGAGCCCATCGCTCGAGGTGTTGCGGACGCAAAGCATCTCGTCCTGTGTCACGTAGCGAAACGTGCCGTCCAGCTCGGTGAGGCGATAGCGCACCCGACTGCTCGGCAGGCGCTCCTGCCGCACGCGATCGGGATGCCGCGGGATCAACTGGTCGATGAAGCTATCGGACCCGGGCCGATAGACAATTTCCGCAAAGCATGCTGGCCGAAGACAGTACTGCCACGCCAATGTGCTCCAGAACGCCTTGGCCGTCTGCCAGGCGTTCGGCGCCCAGCGGAGTTGGTAGGCGAGTCGGCCAATCCCCGCGTCCCCGGATCGCACCTTGGCCCGGCCCTGGTCATTACCCAGATCGCGGAACAACTGGCACGTCATGGTGCCAAAGTCCCCGCTGATGATGTCGACGGCGCAGTACACGTGCGACAGCGTGAGCGCCAGTTCCGGCGTCACGTAATAGGCCGAGCTCGGAAGCATGAAGCCTTCGGGCGACGTCCACATCGACGGCTGCCGGCCGGTGCCGGCCTGGGCGCGCGCCGGACTCCGCACGGTGTGCAGTTTCGCGAGTGACCCCATCGGTTATCCCTTCTTCGGTTCCTGTGGGCGATCGACAAACGCGGCGCGGCAGGGCATTGACACCCAGATCAACGCCACGCCCGGCACGATGAAGGCGCCCGGGCGCCACAGATCCCAGCAGCCGATCGCGACCAGCACGAGGCCGCCGTAGAAGTAGATCTCGTCACGCCCGATCTCGCTCGCAATGGCGGTCGCCACGCGCGCCACGACGACGCGGACGTTACGGCGCAGGGTGTCCACCATCGATGTCCTTGAATCCTTGTGGCGTGTACATCAATCCCCTGCCCCTGGGTCTGGTGCTTCGGCGCGCCGGAAGCAGCACGAGCTGACTGAGCATGATGACGGCCGCGATCACGCCGTCAATCCGTTTGGTCTTCGATGGCTTTTCGAGCCAGAGATTTTCGTACCGATCCGTCTTCGGTTCGCCGTTACTGACGCACCACCCCATCACCGGGTTGCCGTTATGCCGAATGCGCCGGAGCCGCACCAGCGCATCGAACAGTTTGAAGGACTCCGAGAGCGCCCGACCTTGCGCGACTTCGGCGGTCGTAAACCGCGCCTTGTCACGCAGCTGCAGCGCGAACTGCGACGCGTTGTGCTTGTCGTAGCCGACCCGATCCGGGCGGAACGGCGGCGCGATCTCCAGTCGGAACTGGTCATAGATCTGGTCGTAGTCAATGACCGGGCCATCGGTCACACGCAGGGCGCCCATCTTCTCCCAGACGTCGAACGGAATGTGTTCGTTCTTTACGCGCTGGTTGAGCGTGTCCCGTGGGAGCCAGAAAAACGTATGCAGGTCCACACAGAAGTTGATGTTCAGCGTCTTGCGGACCTCAGTCCCATTGTCATTGTCAACGATCTCGACCACGTCGGCCTTCGCGTCCGCCTCGTCCTCCACGCGCACACCGATGGCGCACGCCGTCAGGTCCAACTTCTCAGACATATCGAACGCCGCCGCACTCGCGCGGCCAGCCGCGATGGTCGCCAAACGATCGGACTTGCAGGACTCCCAGACATCCATTGGGATCCACACGGAATGCCCCTGGGTCCAGATGCAGAAATTCAACCGCTGCACCCGCGCGAGCATCGACGGCTGATTGATCGCCTGCTTCACCACGCCGCGTAAGTATGGGTAGAGCTGCGGTAAGTCGTCGAGCGCCGGATTCACTTTCGGCCACACGCGCTCGTCCGTCCAGTCGTCGCATGTCTTGCAGCCTTCCTGCGGTTGGGTCGCCCCCTTGCTCCGACAGGATTCACACGGATCGAGTTGGCAGATGTACGGGAAGTATTCCTCGTCGACGATCGTCCCCTCGAGGACCTTTACGCCGTAGTCATGCTTCGCCCAGCACACGGAGGTTTTGTCGAAGCCGGCATTGGTGAGTTGCACCACGAGCGCGTCGACCTGGCTCTTGATGCCGAGCCGCATCTTTTCGGAGATGACCGGACTCGGGTGCTCGTGGAGCTCGTCGATCAGCGCCAAAAAGACACGCTTGTTATCGAGGCTGCGTCCTTCGGAGGTCAGCGGGCGGAAGAAGGAATTGCGCTCAATCCACGCGGTATTGTACTCGCCGGTCTCGAGCAGATCGCGCAGATCCGGTGACCGCTCGATCATGCGCTTCGCGAACCCGTAGAGATAATTCGCCTGATCGGCGTTGACACCCAGGGAATAGATTTCCACGGCGGTGCGATCTTCACCCACGAGTCGATACAGTCCGAAGCCACTGGCGGCCGGAGTTTTGGTCGTACCTTTTCCGCTTTCCAGATAGGCCTCGACAAATCGCAGATGTCCGGTCTCCTGGTGAACCCATCCCAAGAGCGACCCGAACGAAAACTGTAACCAGCGCACGAGTGTGAACGGCAACGGCCGCCCGTCCGCGTCGGTATCATCGAGCGTCAAGAACGTGTCGAAGAATTCCACCAGTTCGAGGACGCGCGCCGGATTCCATCGATAGGGAAACGCCTTCGTGCCTTGTCGATCGAGATCCGTCAGGTGCCGTTGGCAGAGCAACCGCACCAATCGACCTGCGACGACCCGACCGGCCACGACATCACGCGCATACGCGGTGACCGGATCAAGAGGCGGATTTTTTGGCCTGCGGGCCTTCCCGCCGGCGCGCGAGGAACGAGCCGATTTTGCTCGTCTCTTTCCCGCGGCCGCCGACTTTCGCCCGCGCCCGGGTGCCTTGGCTGAGGCAGAGGTCATTGGTAAATTTCCGGTATGTGTCCCACTGAATGCGCTCGCCGGTTTTGAACCGCCGCCATTCGTCGTGCGGTAACCCCCGCTGTTTCGCGCGCTTCTCGAAATCCTTCGCGCCCTGATACGCGATCGCTGCGCCCAACAAGTGCGGCCCGTCCGCCGGCGACAACCGCAGCTCGCCGTCGAGCAGTTCCGCAAGCCGCTGCCATTCCTCCGCGGCGCCTTTCGCGAGACCAGCCGGCTTGATCGGCCAGCCGGGCACCGGGACCGGCTCGTCGTCGGGCACGGGGCGTTTGCCCGGATTGCCGGTCACGAGTTTCAGCGCGGCAGATTTCGGTCGACGTCCAGCCATCAATCACCGCGTGGCCCCAAAAGTTCTTCGCCCTACAAAGTTCATTTCGCGGCCAGCCGGAGGAACC